AATGCGCTGGCACACCTAAGCCAGCGCAAGTGTTTCGCGCCTGCCCCCCAATTGCAACCCCTAAATAGGGGATCGTGTTCCGTGGAGACACGATAGGGTAACACAAGTCCGCACACTTGACTCTTCGGCGCAAGAGTCACAGATCGGGTGATTGTGGGTAGTGTTTGGCTTTACGAGCAGTCTACCAACCGCTCGGTGCCGCCTATTCCGCGGCGGCACGAGGCGGGCGACCACTAGACATAAGCCAGCGATCAATTAATTGGTCCCACGTTGGGAACATATTTGGAAGCAAATACTCCGGACTGATGCATTCATTGAATATCTCAATCATCTCTTCACGCTTCTTTTCAAAAATGTCCCTCCCATACCAGAAGTACTCGACGCACACGTTGTTGAGAATCTCTGCAGCATGAGCCTCAGGCCCAATGGAACTCGGGACCCAAGTTGTGAGCATCTTGTGAATGGTGTCCTCTTCGATGGGACACACCATAGCATCCAATTCAGGCTCATAACGCCAACTGCGCTTGAGGAAAGTGACATTACTGATGTGGATGAAGGGGACGGATTCCGCCTCCTTATCAGCCATTGTATACTTCACTCCATGCTTCTTCAGAACTTCCGAGATGGTGCTGTGGTTGAACCAGTCGCGGCCAGAACCGAACGCGTTATCATCACCATACGTGATCAGTGCAACAAATTTGCGAAAACTAATGACTTCATTCTCGGGGTTGAGTACGTAGTAACAGTAGCGCATGTAGAGACTGTTGACAATACAATTGATGATAACGGTGAGGGGGTGTCCCGATGGATTGCTCCCAAGGAACTGCACCAAATCACCATTGTAGATGCACCACGAACAAACGATGTCGTACGCGATGCCCCACATGCGTTGAATGTGGTGAGGCGCCATTCCGGCTTTCTTGTAAATATCAATTAGGACACGAAAGGCAAGCAAAATGAGCATGGCGCCCATACGCTTGTCGAAAGCTCCGTAATCACCTGCAACCATTCGGTCGAGACCAAATTTGGTAATGTGCTTGTAAAGCTTGTCCCATTGATCACTCTGAGCAACAACTCCTGGCATCGCTTCAAACAACAGAGGATTCTTCTGAATAATTCGGACGATGGGAAGAAAGTACATGCGCACGATTAAACTCCAGTCCAATGGACCACCGTTCATAATGCGCGTGTTCATCTCCGCAATCTTCTTGAAAGATCTAGCTTCG